CACTAATCCCTTCTCTAAGATCATTTTGAAGATTTGGTCCCGTATGCTTTCGGCAGCACATTTGTTAAACTCCATATTTCGCTTTAATTATGATTAACAAAGATCTCAAATTTATAAAATAAACTTAAAGAAATATATTATCTTTTAATAATAAATGTTTTTAGTGTATTTATTGAAGAATGATAATAAATCATATGTTGGATATACTAATGATTTCTATAGAAGATGGAAGCAACATAATGGTATTTTGAAGGGTGGTGCTAAATACACTACAAGAAATAATAATGGTAATAATGGTTGGGAACCTATATGTATTGTTGATGGATTTCTTTGTAAGAAAGAAGCTATGCGATGTGAATGGAAATTAAAAAGAGCAAGAGGTTATTTGAATAGGATAAAAAATATTGACTATATATTTAATAATAATCAAAAGTTTACAAGTAAAGGATCAAATATTGATACTTTAAATTTAAAAATATATACTAAAAAAGAATATTATGGTTATTTTAATAATTTAGAAATAAATGAATTAGAATGGTTCTAACTTAATTAGAATAAGCTAAACCACCCATACCGCTCATGATACGGAGAACATTGTAGTTGACAGCATATATTTCATAAACAACATTTGATAGCGCGGTACCACCAGTTCTAATAAGTTGAGCAGAATCAATTCTAGAGAAGTTACAGGTGCCAGACGGTTGATGTTCTTCCGGCTTGAGGGCGAAGGAGTATACAGCAATAGAATCATTGAAACTGTTAGAGTCAGATGCATTAGTCCAAGAATCACTTGTAACATTAAGACCACCCGGACCAGTATGGTGTTCCCATACTTGTGCTTGGGTGAAGTAAGTGATAGGGCGTGCCGCGAATCTGTCATGACCATTTAATTTAAGTCCATATGTGACCTCTTGACCAGCACCCGCTATTAGCGATAGGGAGCTACCCTTTGCAACAGACCATACACCAGTCCATATAAGTTCTTTAACTGGATGATTGAAGTTAAGGTCAATGGAGTTACCAGTTGATTGCTGATGTTGTAATTGTTCAATTAAGTATTCATGAGATACTTGGGCGAATCGGCGTCTCTCATCTGTATCGAGGTAGATGTAGTCAGCCCATAGTGTTTGATCCGTGGGGGCGTTTGTTCCAGTAACGAATACATTAGAAATAGTATGTTCTAATATAATTTTAACTTCATGGTATTGAAGAGCAATTAATGGAAGAGCTAGGCCCGGATTTCTACAGAACCAGAACTGAAGAGGAACATATAAATATTGTCCTGAATTAAGAGAGTCACCGGCGGTGTCCGTCGATTGTGATTTCTTGACGCCACCATAACCAGCCATTCTTTGGAAAAGAGTGTTTTGGTAGTCCCGAACCCCTTCTCCGGTCAACACGCCTGACGCATTTTGATTTCTACCAGCGACCGTTCCCATGGGATTTGGTTCAGTTAATTCAGCCCATGTCTCCATCCAAGAACCATAATGTTTATCAATAGTTTGACCACCAATTTCTACAGATATATTAGAAATCCAAGCAGCACCAGGATTAGCTATATTGAATGAAGCGTTATTATTTTTCATATCAACTTGTAAATACATTCTATGGACTAAATCACCATTACGAGAGATGGTAGCGGTACAACGACCATCTTGGCCGGCACTGAAACCATTCCAGGTTTGTTGAATAGCTTCCATAGAGAAGTTAGTGTGTCTACGGTAGACGACTTTGAAGAAAGTGATTTGCGGGTTGCCAGTAAGGTAGATGTCTTGAGCGCCATAAGCTACGAGTTGCATTAATCCTCCTCCCATTGTTTTTATATACTAGCATATAAAAAAATTTCAGATAAATTCAATTATCGATAATTAAAAAATAAATATGGATAACATTAATATCGATAATTAAAATATTCATCTATAAGTTGAGATTAATTACGAATACTATCCATGTAATTCTTATTAAATAATTTAGTAAAATATTGAAAATAAAATATTAACTATAATATAAATGTCTGAAACGAACACTCTTGATTTAACTGAATTATCTAATGAAGAGACTTCTGTTAAAGCTGAAATAAGTGATGTTCCTGTAGAACCAGAAGAAACTGTTGAGGAACCAGTAGAGGAACCAGTATCCGTCGGCGATGTTGAGGAACCAGTATCCGTCGGCGATGTATAGGAACCAGTAGAGGAACCAGTAGAGGAACCAGTAGAGGTAGAAAAAGAAGAACCAGAAGTAGAAGAAGTAGAAAAAGAAGAAACTGTATCTGTTCAAGAAGTAGAAGAAGTAGAAGAAGAACCAGTTCCATCTGTTCAAGAAGTAGTATCAAATGTTAAAGAGATCCTTACATCTGATCCAGTAGAATCATCTACACCTGAACTACCTTTTACAGATAAATTTAATGAATTGACTCGTATAGTCCAAGCATTAAATTTCAGAGATCCATGGAATTCTAGATTATCTGCATTAAAAACATCATCGGATTCGAATACAGATAAATTAAGAGAATTGATAGATGTTCTTAAAGATTGGAAATTTAAACCAGAATACAAGAATAAATTAGTTGTCATTAGAGATGATACTGAATCATCTGTAGAAGATAGATTTTTACAAGTAGTTGAAATTGTTGAAAGAATTGGTTTAAGAGAACCATTTAGATCACAATTAATTGCTTTAAAATAATTTAATATTATTTTATAACATTCATTTTTTAATTTATTAAAAGAAAATTTTAATAGATAGATTTAATTATAATTATTTATTTAGTTACTGTAAGCAATAACAAAGTTATCGAGATTGAGAACTTTAGTTCGAGTATGCGAGACCACCCATGCCACTCATGATACGGAGGACATTGTAGTTGACGGCATAGATATTGGCATTAGGGGTGGTTCCTGTTAATTGAGCAGTGTCAATGCGAGAGAAATTACAGGTACCACTGGGTTGATGTTCTTCAGGTTTGAGGGCAAATGAATATACAGCGATCTTGTCCTCTATACCACCGCCAGGAACCGTCGTTTTAATTAATCCACCTACTCCAGTATGATATTGCCATACTTGAGTTCTTGTGAAATACTTGGAATCACGAGAGGCAAAACGATCATGTCCGTTTAATTTTAATTGAAAGGAACCGGTCAGCTTGGTCAGGTCTTGATCCGCGGTGCGGGCACTAGTCCAAATAAGTTCTTTAACAGGATGATTAAAGTTTAATTTTGTTCCACCGGATGTAAGAGTAGCACTTTCATGTTGAACTTGTTCAATAAGGTATTCATGAGAAACCTGAGCAAATCGTCTACGTTCATCAGTATCAAGGTAAATGTAATCTGCCCATAATTCTAAACCAGTAAGGGCATCAACCACGTTAGTTTCAAGAATAATCTTTACTTCATGATATTGAAGAGCAATTAATGGAAGAGCAAGACCGGGATTTCTACAAAACCAGAATTGTAACGGAACAAAAACTTTACCGGCCGCACCTTCAGCTACACCCCCCATTCCACTCATATTTTGAAAGGTAGTGCCATCTGTGTTGGCGGGGTCGCGGACCGTGCCTGATGGATTAGGTTCAGTCAATTCCGCCCATGTTTCCATCCAGTGTCCATAGTGTTTATCAATAGTTTGTCCACCGATTTCGACTTCAACATAATTTATTAAAGAAGAACCAGGATTTATTTGGCCACCACTCGTTGTCGTGAGAGTCGTGGTTTCCAAATATAATCTGTGAACTAAATCACCATTGCGGGAGATGGTGGCCGTAACACGAGATCCCGCGGGAGATGGAGTCCCATTAAAAGTTTGCTCAATAGCCTCCATGGAGAAGTTAGTGTGTCTTCTATAAACGACTTTGAAGAAAGTGATTTGCGGGTTGCCAGTAAGGTAGATGTCTTGAGCGCCATAAGCTACGAGTTGCATTAATCCTCCTCCCATTGTTTTTATATACTAGCATATAAAAAAATTTTGGCGAAATTCAATTAAATATTAGGATGCGAAATTCAATTAAATATTAGGATGCGAAATTCAATTAAATATTAGGATGCGAAATTCAATTAAATATTAGGATGCGAAATTCAATTAAATATT